CTTGATATTCCAGAAGGCGTCACACGAAGGTTCGCCAGCCAAGGAATGAAACTACGGTGGATTAGAGTCCTACTTAAGAATGACGATGACTACAATAATGTAGGTAAACGTACTTCTGAAGGATGGGAAATAGTTCAAGCAGAAGAAGTCCCAGAGATTGTTCAGAACTCCTTCGTGAGGGAGGCAGGTAATAGGTATGAGGGCGCAGTCTGCCGTGGAGACTTAGCATTGGCTAAGATGCCAATTCAATTAGCCCAATCACGCCAAGAGTTCTATCAGAACAAAAGTAGGCTGGCAGTGCAAGCTGTTAATGATCAGTTGATGAATGCTTCTGATTCTAGAATGCCTATTAGTAACAATAGTAAAACTAAAGTAAGTAGGGGGAGACAGGCATCTTTTCAAGACTAAGATACCTGATTATTTCCTTACCCTCTTATTTTAGATATACATTATAAACTAGAGAGAGAAAGGAAAGTTTATGACTACAAGTAAAGCCTTAAACGGCTTCAGACCTCTCCGTATGAGAGGTAGCGGTGCCTACTCTGGGGGGATGTCAGAATATCGTATTGCAAGCGCAACAAATGTTAATATCTTTACAGGCGATTTAGTCTGTACTTCATTAGGGTTTATTCGACCTCACGCCGCTGTAACTGAGAAGATCACTGGTGTGTTCATGGGTTGTAACTATGAACAGGACGGTGAGCCTAAATGGTCTAGGCACTGGCCTTCAGGTACTTCAGCTTCTAATATTAGAGCTTTAGTAGTTGATGATCCCCGTGCTACATTCGCAGTTCAAGCTGATGCATCAGTTAGTCTGGGTGATTTATATGATATCAATTTTGATGTTACATTAGGTGCAGGTAGTACTACAACTGGTAAGTCAGGCTTTGGTCTGGAAGCTGGTACTAGAGCTACTACACCTAAAGCACTTAGAATTGTAGGGTTAATCGACGCTCCCGGCAATGATGTTGATGTTGCAGCGGAACGAGCTTTTTTACAAGTAGAAGTACGTATCAATGAGCATATTGATGCATATATTTCTGCTGGTACATCAACCCTAGTATAGGAAAGGAGGATAATATCTAATGGCTATTAACAGAGCGAGTATTTCCAAAGAACTCCTTCCCGGTCTTAACGCTGTCTTTGGCGTTGAATATGGTAGTGTTGACGATGAGCACGCAGCCTTATTTGATGTTGAATCAAGCGATAGAGCTTTTGAAGAAGAAGTTCTATTTACAGGATTTGGTACTGCACCTACTAAGAGTGAAGGCGCAGGAGTTCAGTATGACGACGCACAAGAAGGCTACACTGCACGTTATACAGCTGAAACTGTAGCACTTGCCTTTGCTATCACTGAAGAAGCAATGGAAGATAACTTATATGATACGTTCTCTAAGCTACGTGCTAAAGGCTTAGCTAGAGCGATGGCAAACACTAAGCAGGTTAAAGCTGCAGACGTGTTCAATAATTCATTCAATACAGCTTTCCCCGGTGGGGATGGTGCTGCATTCTTCAGTGACAATCACCCTACTGTAGGTGATGGGGATCAGGTTAATCTCTTGGACGCAGCTGATTTATCAGAAGCTGCTCTTGAGACTGCTTTGATCTTAGTTCAGAAAGCTGAAGATGACAGAGGTATCTTGATTGGCGCACAAGCTAAATCACTTCATATCCCTGTTGATCTAATCTTCACTGCTGATCAAATCTTGAATAGCACATTGTCAACCACACTAGGTGGTTCAAGTGTAACTAATGTGAATGACATTAATGCAATCAAGAGTCAGGGTGCAGTTCCTAACGGTTATTTCGTTAACCGTAGATTTACTGACACTAATGCTTACTTTATTAAAACTGACTGTCCAAACGGGGCTAAGATGTTTGTACGTACTAAACTACAAACTAAAATGGAACCCGATTTTGATACAGGTAACCTTCGTTATAAAGCTAGAGAGCGTTATAGCTTTGGGTTCAGTGATTGGCGTTCTTATTATGGCGCCGAAGGAGCATAAGAACACTAGGTAAACCTTAAAATAAGAAGATACGAAAAGAGAGAGAGAGAGAAGGGCATTAGTAGAATTAAAATACTGCTAGTGTCCTTTTCTTTTTGTATCCTATTAAACTTTAAGGTATAATGTAGACCGTATACATATAAGTAAGGATAGTAAAGATATGTCAACCAATGTTAGAGTCGCTTATAGAGTAGGCTCAGGTCCGCTCGTAGATTCAATTAGTTCTGTAACTATTTCAGGAACTAGAATTAGAGGTATAAACACTAGTGGTATAGGAACCTTTTTATTTACAGGTGTAGCTACAGATGTTTATGGAAATACTAAAGGTAGTAATATTAGATTTACAACTTTAACAGGTGATACAAATGCAGATATAGGTATTCCTGAACGAGGTGTATATATGGCCTCTGAGGTATTCCTCTCTGCGCCTACATCAGCTGCAACTGCCACAATCTTCTACGGTTAAGTCTTTATCATGGGTACTTATATAACCTTAGTTGATGACCTTATAGCTGCATGTGAGAATACAAGTGCTGAGTTTCTAGCCTATATTCCTAAAATGGTTGATAGAGCAGAGGAGCGTTTAGTTAAAGACTTAGACGACTCTGGGTTAACTATATATACAGCACTCACAGTGCCAGTTAATGTTAATCAAGTTACCCTCCCAACTAATACTAGAATAGTTAAGAATATTAATATCGTTTCTAATGGCAGTAAGATTAACCTGCTAATGAGAACTGATGAATTTATTAATGATTATTGGCCTGTATCAGCATCAGTTGCCCAGCCTAAGTACTATGCTAGAAGAGATAATACTACAGTATTAATCGCTCCTACTCCTGTAAGTACATATAGTGGTGAAGTTGTATCTGTAATTAAACCTGATACTTTAACTAGTGTAGCTCCTTCAAATTATTTTACTGACTTTGCCTATGATCTTCTATGGAATGCATCAATGGTAGAAGCTATGATGTTCCAGAAAGATTATCCTACGATGGTCGTCTTTCAGAATACATATAAAGAGTTACTTGATCTTCAGCGTAATCAAGCTAGAAGAACTAGAAGAGATGATATGCAAGCTCCATTAAGTCCTGTAGGTGGTGACAATACTTTAGCACCCGGCAGTCCTTAAATAATATGAAGCAAGTTCTTAAAGAGGAATTAATAAATGAACTCCTTAGAAAGAACAGTACTAGGTTAGCTAACAGTTTAAGCTATATAGATGTCCAAGAAATGGTATTGGACCTTGAATGGAAATTTGATGAGTATGAAGTTAAGACTGTATGTCTGCAAAAGAAACTAGATATGATATATAGTCTTACAACTGATACTAATTATGAAACTTCAAGAGAAGACAATCCTAGTAAGTTACTTTCTAAGATTCATTACATATCAAGCAGATAATAAATAAGGAGAGATTAATGCCTAAACTAGGTAATAAAAAGTTTTCGTATGGTCCTAAAGGTTTAGCGAAATTCGAGGCAGCTAAAGATGAACTTGAAAAGAAGAAGAAGAAAACTAAGAAGAAGACTAAACCTAAGAAGACTAAATTTAAGAAGACTTACGCTTAAGGGATATTAAATAACATGGCTACAAGTGGTACTTATGACTTCAGTATGGACATCGATGAGGTCATACAAGAAGCATTAGAGAATATAGGTGGAGAGCAGACACTAGGTAATGAACCTGTATCAGCCCGACGTTCAATCAATCTATTATTACAAGATTGGCAGAATCGTGGTATTCTTCTATGGACTGCAGGTACAACTTCAGTATCCGTTAGTACTAGTGTAACCTCTTATGCTCTTACATCATCTACCTTAGATGTAACAGAAGCTCTTATAACTAGAGACAATACTGATATTCAGTTAACTAGAATTAGTATGGAAGAGTACGCTAAGATTCCTAGAAAAGGTCAGACAGGTAGACCTTCTCAATATGCTGTTAGACGAGATAGAGATAATCCTACGATTTTTCTCTGGCCGATTCCTGAGAATACCACTGATCTTCTAAAGTTAGAACAGATTAAGTATATTCAGGATGTGAATAAATCAGCTGTTCAAACTGCAGATATATCAAGAAGATTTGCACCTTGTTTGACAGCTGGCTTATCATTTTACATGTCAATTAAAAGGCCCGGTATTCCTGAAGCTAGAGTTAACTTTCTTAAGATGGAATATGAAGAGCGTTTAGCTAGAGCTATGAATGAAGATAGAGAAAGATCAAGTGCTTTCTTTTTACCTAGACTTAACTTACCTTAAATATTATGGCTAGTACTAAAAGAGCATGGGCTATATGTGATCAGTGTAGTTTTAGATATGCTTATAGAACTATGAAGATGAATAGTTATGGTATGCTTATATGCTCTAATTGTGACGATGGTTATTATGATTTAAAGAACCATCCTCAGAATTTATCACCTAGAATTAAACAGGGTGAAGAGTTCGTTAATAATCCTAGATCACCAGATAACTCTGATAGAGATTAATGGCTAGTACTAAAAAAACATGGGCTATATGTGATCAATGTAGTTTCAGGTATCGCCGTAGAACTATGAAGATAAATAGTTACGGTATGCTTATGTGCTACAGCTGTAACGATGGACGTTATGATTTAAAGAATCATCCTCAAAATTCACCTCCTAAAAGTATATATGATTCAGAATTTATTAAAAATCCTAGAGCGCCAGACAATTCTGAAAGAAGTTTAGAATGGCAAACAATTAATACTCAATGGCAAGCCCTTACCAAAAATTGGAATACAGTATAGATGGCAACATTAACAGGTCAACCAGTAGCGACTACCTTCAAAGACTTACTCCAGATGGGAAATTCTGGTGAAGGTTTAACTGGTACTACACGAACAGTTCAAGATGGTGACGGTACTAATTCGCCACTACAGTTAAGTAGTGATGCTGTAAATATGAATGGCACATTTCAGTTAAATGGTGTAACCTTAACTGCTAGTGCTACTAAACTTAATAACACTATAGTTGGCACAGGCGATGGTACGTCACTTGATAATAGTATTGTTACATATGATGGTACTGGTGGTAATACTTTTCAGGATACTGATGTAATTGTTGTAGGTGGTGTTCTAACTCTTAAGAACGCAACTAGTCCAACAATCAATGTAGGGTCTACAGCTTTATCAACTGGCTCAGCCGTTATAAAAGTTGGTAATGCTCGTACAGGAGATGGTGCATCTTCTATTGATCTTATTGGTGATACTACTAATTCAAGTTATGGACTACGCCTTATTCGTGCTGGAGGTGTTAATGGTTCATCAGATATTCTACATGTAGGTACCGGAGTTTTCCGTATTACCGCGACTAGTGAAATTGAACTTAATGCTACAACTATTGATATCAATGGCACAGTAGATATTAGCGGTATTACAACTATAAATAATAATCTTATAGTCACTGGTGATACTACAACAACAACTCTTCTTGTAACAGGTGATACATCAGCTGGTGATAACGCAGCTGCAGGTTGGACGGCTTCTGAAGGACTGATTCTTACAGGACAAGGTTCAGTTTCTGATCTTACATTTAAGAATGACGCAGATGCAGTAGTCTTTTCAATCCCTACTGGTGGTATAGTTGCAGATTTTGCTGGTGGTATAGATGTAACAGGTACAGCACTATTAGCTGGAGTAGAGTTTACTAGTCTAACTGGAACTGGGTCAGTATCTGTCACTGATATATTAGACGAAGATGATCTAGCATCAAATAGTGCTACAGCTTTAGCTACACAACAATCCATTAAGGCTTATGTGGATTCCAATACTACAGCACAAGACTTAGACTTCCAAGGAGATTCCGGTGGAGTTTTAAGTATTGATTTAGATTCAGAAGTTTTAGATATAGCAGGAGGAACTGGTATTGATACTGTAGGTAGTGGTAATACACTAACTGCAAGTATTGATAGTACCGTTACTACACTAACTGGATCACAAACTTTAACCAATAAAACACTAACTACTCCAATAATATCTGGGACAGCCGTTACAGCTACTGGTGCTGAACTGAATATCTTAGATGGCGTTACAAGTAGCACAGCTGAATTAAATATTCTAGACGGAGTTACAAGCACCGCAACTGAATTAAATATACTTGATGGTGTTACAAGTACTACTGCTGAACTAAATATCTTAGACGGCGTGACGAGTACAGCTGCTGAGTTGAATATCTTAGATGGTGTTACAAGTACTGCTGCAGAACTTAATTATAATGATACAGGTGCAGCAGTTGGAACTGTAGTAGCATCTAAGACTGTTACAGTAGATGCAAATAAAGATGTCACAGGTTTTCGTGAAGTAGTTGCAACTGGTTTTACTGGAACATTAGATGGTGTGCTGGGTG